TACCATACATTTACATCATTTACAAAAACAAAGTCATTTGGATAGCGTCTATGCAACTCGGCTATAAACTGCCCATCGTTTTCGTAATCACCGCTCCAAACCATATCTTTAAGAAATGACCCATGAACAAAAAGTTGTGCAATATCGCATCTTGCTGGCAAGCAGTTTTCTGCTTTTGCGTTTAGTCGCTTAATTCCGTTTGTGTGCCAAATTTGGTCAAACATATAGATTTTTGGTTCTTCGGCTAAATAAAACAATTCAGAAATCACATCTTTTGGAATAAGATTGTCAATATCTAAAAAGTGAACGTAAACATCCTGACCTGCAAATATTTCAGTATATTTCTGCCTTACATTTCTTCCACTTGGGGCTTCGCCTTGTTCGTGAATTACCTCAATATTGTAAAAATCACTTTTAAGCCATTCTTTTTGAATCGGCTCAAATTCCCAAATATGGGTTGGTACTACTATTTTTAATTCCATGTTTATAATGATTTAAACAAGTCAATACGTTTGTCATTGGCTTGTTTTAGTGAATAGTTTTCTTTTACATCAATTGTAGCGGCTTCGTGTACTTCTTTGTGGTGTTTATTATTTACTTCGCTTAGATTCAATCCTTTATTCTTAAACTCACCCCATTGGTTTGAATAGCAAACAGCACCAGCCATCGTTGCTTCTAAGTAGGCAATGTTTGATTTGCAAGCGTTAAACACATCTTCAACTAATGGTGTGACAATTCCTCTTGGCTTCTCTGCTCTAAGGTTTGCAAAATAATATATTGGGTCTAATGGTTTAACAAATGTAAACTTGTTTAGCTTTAATCTTGGTTCGTTGTTAACGGCATCATAACCCCAAACTTGTAATGGTTCTTGTATGCCTTCCATTACTTCTCGGTATTGTCTAAGGTCTGAACGGTGTGTACTTGAACCACGCCAAATCAATGCGCCATCTTCGTTATAGGGTTGAATTGGATATTTGTTTAAGTCTATTGCATTGTTCACTACCTCACACTTTACATCAAACGCTGTGCTAATGTAGTCGGCTAATGCTTGTGTGCTAACTATTACTAAATCACTAATCTTAAGCATATAAACCATTGTGCTTAGTTTATCTTTATCGTAGAATCGTTTAATATCAAATGAGTTTGGAATCTCCCATAGATTATCATCCAATTCATAAATAATCTTTAGCCCACAATCTTTCATAAACTTGGCTATTTCAATTACGTTGCCAAATGCACGTTGGAAGAAAGCCGCATCGTATTGTAATGCGTTAGCCCAAGTAAAGCCTCGTTTGCCTTCACCTAACATCATTTGAGCATCGTAGTAGTCTGTAAAGGTAATGTCAGACCTTTTCATAATGTCTGGAAATACTCCCCAAGCTCGATAAAATGATGTTGCGTCTACTTGGTTTGGTGTTAATGTAATTATTTTCATATTTTAAAATTGACTTGTTTCTCCATTTTGTAAATCGCCTAAATGCTCGGCTTTAAGTTCTAAATTGCCCCACCAAGTTTCGCCAAGTATTTGTCGTGCATCGTCACCAAATAATGGGTCTTCGCTGCAAACATCACCACCTTTAATCGGTAATCCCCACCTAAATCTTAATCGCCAAAATATGTCTTTACTAATTGCCATAAAGCCACAAGTAAAGTAATCGGCACATTGCCATTCACCAAGCGTTACGTTTGGATAAAACATATAAGTTGCGTGACTATGTACGCCTCTGCCTGAAACTATACCAGAACGCAATTTAAAGTCAAATTTTGAATTAAATAGCTTATCCTTAGTGTTATTTGGTATCATTACATCTGAATCCACAAACAAAATCCAATCAAAATTACCTTGTTGAGCAAAGTCTAAACATAGATTTCTTGCTATGCAAATAACTGGCAATCTTGCGTGTTGGTCTTGGTCAAATTGCCTTGTTGCTTTGCCATCGCCAGTCCATTCCCATTCCTGTAAATAGGTTTGCCCGTAGTTTTGTAAAGGTAATAATCCTTCATAATTTATTAAAATGTGTTCAAAGCCAGCGTCTTTAATGTGGTCAACACATTGTTTTAGGCTGTATTTTTTGTAATCGCAGCAAATTATTGCTACTAAAATTTTGTTGTTCATGTTGTTGTGTTTAGCAAATTTATAAATTATAATTTAATATGCAATATTTATTTATACTTTTCAATAAAATATGTATAATGAAGATACTGAGCAAGCCTTTTTAAACAAGTTATAATCAATAAAATTATCTTCTTTACTTTCAAAATCGTATGGACTACTCCAAAATTTACCATATTTATCTGCTATTAAATTGACAAATGGAACAACATTATTTATTGTACTATTAGCAAATAGGTAAGTTGTATTTACATTTGGACTTCCTACTAATAATAAAAGCCAATACCTACCTTTTGCAAATTCATTAAATGTATTAATATTTTCATTAACCTCAATAATACTTGGCTTAACTTCGCAATATATTCCATACTCAGGCAAGTAAAAATCAGGCAAATACCATTCTTTGTTTGCTAATTCAAATCCTTCATATTCATACAAATATTTAATTCCTAATTCGTCAAAAAATACTGCCCATCTTGCTTCTAATCTTGAACGAAATTTTATTCCATTATAGGTTGTTGGTATTGTCTTTATCATTTAAAAAGGGGTTTTAATTTCAAATTGTGTTTGTTCATACTTTTGATTTGGGTATACAACCTCGATTCCATTTAGGGTATTTCTAATGTATGGCATCCTATCTATTTCGCCTACATAATACCTTCTACTTATTGGGTCGTAGTTAAGTTCTATTTGACCAGTATTCCCCCAATGCTCAAACTTTACCTTTTGCACGTTTAAAAAGGTTTTATTTGTTTCAAAGTCACGATATACGCTCAATCCTGAATCTGCCTTATTATAAAAATTAGCACTTCCCGAAATGTCGTATAATGTCGGAACTTCATACTTTAAACCATCTTTTTCTTTTCGCATCTTTGTAGGGTGAGCAACTAAAAAGCAATGAACTTGATGCAATTCACAAAATACCGCAATCTTATCCAGTACCCTGCCTATGTATGTGGTGGAATCTTCTAAGTGTTCTAACTTGTTCCATGCGTCAATCACAAAAAACTTTATGCCTTTGCGCCTTTTTAACTGCAAAACACTTGCTAAAATAGTGTCAATGGTATAATCCTTCTCAGGTTTTATAAACCAAAACAACTCATCTAAAAACTCCTTTACCATATTAAGTTCTTGCCTACTTAACCTATTAACACCATCCCAACTTTTACCAATTAAAATTTGTGCTATTTTGCTAAAATGCAACTTTGTAGGCTTATTCTCAGGAGAATAAAATGCGCCCGCCCATGCTTCATTTAAAAGTAATCTTACCAAAAGAAAGTCAAGTAAAGTAGTTTTCCCGTGTGATGGTATGCCAGTTAAAATAGTTATGTAACCTTCATGAAATGATAATAATCTATCAATTTCACTAATACCTGTTTTTGCGCCTTTAGGTAATCCATTTAAGTAGAAATCATCAATATCATCTGACATATCAGATATAGTAAAACTTCCTTCTAATGGAAATTGTATTGGATTTAAAGCATATTCTAAAGTTTTTTCTGCTCCATACTTTTGCAAGCATTCATTAGCGTCTTTACAATCACCAAAAACAATGTAATCGCAATTTTCAATCCCAAATCTTTCTGCTAAATCGTTCCTTAATTTTCTACCTGCTTGGTCATTATCAGTACAAATGTGAAATTTTGTAATATTTTCAATTTCACTTAGGCAGTTTTCAAGATAAATTAAATTATTATTTCCAAGTTGCGCACCATTAGGAACTGAAATTGTATTAATTAACCCTATTTGGTGAAGTGTAATGCAATCAAATTCTCCTTCGCATACATACACCTCACTTTGATTTTTTAATGCGTCTAAATTAAAGAAAATCAATTCAGCATCTTTAACAAGTTTAAAATTCTTTTCGGCATCCCTAAATTTGGTGTTTATTAATTCTTCATTTCGAAAGTAATTAAAGCCTATTGTGTTCACCTCTGCGCTTTTTTGTGGCATCCATTCACGCTGCGAAGTAATTTTAAAGTGATTTATTGTTGCCTGACTAATTCCCCTTGATGCAAACCAAGCTAATTCTCTTTCGCTTAAATTTGTTTTATTAGTAAATACTGGCTTAAAGTATTCTTTTTTCACTATTTCCTTTAAAACTCCACTCCAAGAGCAGTGATGGCAGTGCCAAGTCTTTTTATCCAGGTTTACTGACAAACACTTATCTTTTTTCTTTTTTCTTGTATGGCTACATTGTGGGCAAGTTGTAACTACCTCACCTGAAACTCTGCTTGTTTTCAAGTCTATGCCGAAATCTGAGTATGTCATTATCTTGGAAAATTAATTTTAAATGTTGAAATCGGATTATCTTTAAGAATGTATGGAAAAGTGCTTATTAGTTTTGACTTCCAATTTTTAATTTTATTATTTTTACCATCATGCCAATCATTAGCTACCCATGAATCATATTTTGTTTTAAGTGGCTGTTCTAAATTTGAATGATATTTATCCAGAGTTTTAGCATAATCTAAAAATTCAAAAAAAGATGGTATCGTATTTTTATTCTTATCATTCTTATTATTTTTATCATTATTGTTTGTGTCCACTTGCTGTTCATTTGCTGTCCACTTGCTGTCCACTTGTTGTTCAGTTTGCTGGTACTTATCCCACAAAAGTATTGATATTACTCGGCTTCGGCTGTTTGTTTGTTGTTCAATCTGCTGTTCACTTTCAAACACTTTTAAAATACGTTCTATTTTTGATTCTGATATACCAGTTTCTAAACTTAACTTTTTTCTGCCAGTAACAAATTGACCTTTTTTTAGCTTAATAATTTCGTATCCGTTTAAATATTCTCCGTTTGCATGATTAGCACATAAAAGTAAATGTAGCCATAAATGGATAAATTCAGAATCTTTGTAATAGGCTTTTTCTTTTAATTGCCTATGTATTTTAATCCAACCGCTCATAAATAAAAAAATCCGTTGTTCATTGGTTTCGCAAGGGTATCAGTATAACCCAACCAACTACTTAACGGATTTATTTTAAATTTCTTCATTTTACTGATTTTTAGGCTGCGAAACCTTTTACAAATATAAACCTTTATAAATAAATGTCAAGCATTTTATTAAACTTAGTCCTCAAAGCTATTCTCTCCTCTGCGGTTCTTGGCAACTTAGCAAACTTGTTTAACTCAATCAACTCCTTTACTATTTTTTTAGCCGTTTTCGTGCGTTCTGAGAGTTCATCTTTGTTTAGCTTAACAATCGGATAGATTACGTTTAAATCGTCAATATAAGCCATCTGAGAATCGCCAAAAGTGTGAACTATTCCTTCTCGATAATTAACTAAGTTGCCTGACTTTTGGTTGTTACATTGAGCGCATTGGTTGAAGTTGTTGTGTAAATTAAATCTAAGATTATCCCAACCTCCAACACTTCGATAGTGACCTGCCTGGAACTGACCATAATTAATACCGCAACTAATGCAAACGCAACCCTCATCAATTAGCCTTACTATCTTGTTAACTTCGATTTGAAGTTCTTTTTTGTAGTCGCCTAAAGTTTTTAATGATTCCTTTAGCTTTAGGTTTAGCTTCTTTTTTTCGACTTCTTTCTGTTTGGTTTTAGCTGCACTTACTTTCAATGCACATTGCAACCCGCAAACCGACTGAATGGTGTTGCTTGGCTCAAATTGTTTACCGCAGGATTTACACTTCTTCATAGCTTTTTTATTTCTTCATCTAAATTGTCTAATATAACCCAGCAATCTAACAATGTTCTTTCAATATTATTGCAGAAATGGCTAATCTTTGGCTTTGTATCTTTTACCAAAGTAATGAACTCTTTATTATCAATTCTATCTTTAAATGCGTATATTGTTTTCAATGCTTGATTAGCTGCGTTTAAGGTCATGTATGCCATTAATAGGTTTTGTGATAATTCTCTGTCTGTCATAATAGCGTTTCAATTTGTCTAATCCTATCAATAAATAACATATCCTTGCAATCTAAGTAATCTTGAATCTTTTTCTTAGCGTTAAGAATAGTTGTGTGGTCACGCCCTCCCATTCTTAGTCCTATTGCTTGTAATGTGCTTTGAGTGTGTTTGTGAGCCAAATATGCCGCACAATGACGCCACCATAGTATCTCCCTTTCTCGATTGCTTCCAAATAGTTCACGCTCTGAATAACCGCTTATTTTAGTTACTGCCCAAATTATTTTATCTAAGGTAATTTTGTGTTTGTTAAAGCCGTGTACTCGAACGTAAAAGTTTTGTTTAGATATTAGTTGTGTCATTTGTTACCTCCGTATGTTTCGTTATAGTATTGTTCTGCTGATTCTATCGAAATGTCTTCTAATCTTGCCCCAGATTCAATGTGTGCATCCATTATCTGTTCCTTCTCCATCTCTTTGGCTTGTTCTTTGGCGTTGTATAACTTAATACCTGTTTCTGTATCTACTGAAAAAGGCAAGATTTCATCTATTTGTTCCCATAACCACTCAACAGCCGTCATTTTATTTGATTCGTTTTCCATTTTCGTATGTTCTATTGTGTAATTCAATTAATTTCTTTGCCATTGCTGCTTCTATGTCGGCTACGTTAAAGCCAGTTAAATGGGCTGCTTTGAATAGTAGTAGGAAACAATCGGCTAACTCCTCGGCTTGTTCTGCCTTGCCTTTTAAAACGATTGCCTCTCTAAACTCCCAAATTTCGTCAGACCTTAGCTTCATTAGCACGTTTAGCCAATGCTCATCTCCAAAAGTGTCTTTGCTCCATTGGATATACTCGTCAATTAGTTTTTGGTTCATACAATGCCGTCATTAAAGTGTCCAAGATATAAAATGCCTTGATTTCTATCTTCATTGTAGGCAAACATTAAATCAAAACCATATCCTTCAAAATCTTTACAAATCAATTCTATGTTTTCATAGCTTTTAGGTTTTATTCCTGTTTCCCCAACACCATGATGAATATAAAAAAAGTATACAAACTGAATCGGCTTTAATTCTTTCTTTTCGGGTTCTTGCCCTAATATTATTACTTTTGTCATTGTGTTTTTTGTTAATGGCAGTAGACAGTTTCCCGCCTACCGCCTTGTTAATTTAGATTTTCCAACATTTCACGCTGGTGAACCACTTACCATTATACTCTCTCGATTCTATATTGATAGAGCAAGTAATTGTCATCCCTTCCGAATAGTCTTGAAGCCTACTTAAAGCTTTTTCGCTTACTTCCACTGCTATTTGTTTTGGATAAGCATCTGCCGTTTCTATGATAATCGTTTGTTTTTGCCAAGTTTTGCCTGACTTGCTTTCGCCTGATTCTATTGGTAGAATCTGTTTTAATACGCCCTGTACTTCCATCTGTTTTTTTAATTAAATATAGTTTTTAAATAGTTTCTTGCATCATTTACCCTCTCGCCTATCTTTGCATTGGTAGACTCAGAATAATCAAACTGAAAGCGTTTAATTCGGCTTTCTTTTGGTATGTGAACAAATTTGTCAATAGCCCTTTTAACGTATTTGTCGTTTAGGTCAATTGGTGCCATTTGTAGAAATCTGTGAAAGTTATCTTTGTCAAAATAACTGTTAACTACCATTTGAATTGCTACCATATCGGATAAATCACCACCATAAGTATTAGCTTTACGTTCCAATTCTTGTAACATCATGTGGTCGGGTTTGTCAGTTAAGCAATAAATTACACTTGCTTTTGGCTTTTCGTATAGTTGCATATAGCCTCTTAATTGCCATTCGTAATTCTTACCGCCGCCAGAAAATGAGTCTAAAAACGTAAATCTATCCCAACTGCATTTTACATCCACAATTTCATCTTTGCTTTGAATGTCGCATTCGCCAGTAATTAGGTCATTTGTCATTCTTACATCGTTTTTAACAAAATTAGCTTGCAACACATCGTTTACTAAAGTAATTGCCTCAGATTCGTTAAAAATGCCCTTTTCTAAGTATTTTGACTTTATTTCACTTGTTCGATTTTCAAACATTTCAATATATGAATGTATCGCTCGTTTTTCACCAGTTAAGCCTAAACCCTTTGCACCCATTAAATCCCCTAATGAGTGACATCTGAATATTAAGTTATCTATCATGCCTTTTTGTTTAATACTCGTACTACATCCATAGATTCGCCAAATGCTCTTTCTTGTTTAACGGCTATAAATACAGATTTGCCAATCCAATCTTCAATAAACTTTGAGCCTAATACTACGCTAATCATTTTCATATTTGTAGCGTTTAAAATCATTGGTTTGGATGCGCCTTTAAAGTGACAAATGGCTTTTTTCTGTTTTTTACCACCATCGCCAATTACTTCCACATCTTGCTGGATGCGGTCAATTGTAACCTTATATTCCTTGTTTGGTTCAAGGTCATGGCTGCCCAAATAGATAGGATTAAGCAGTTTTTTAAAATGGGTTTTATTTTCCATTTGCTGCCTCCTTTAATTCTAAGATTTCGATTTCTAATAGTTCAATCTGCTTTTTTTGATGAGAAAAAAGACTTAATAAATTCTTTTCGCTTTCTTTTAATTTGTAGATTTCCTTTGCCATTTCGACAATTAATTGGTCGTTATTCATATTGTTGTGTTTAAAGTGTGTGCAAAAATAATAATAGTTTTGAATATTGCAATAATTATTTAAAGTTGTTCATCTGTTACTCTTGGAATATCGTTGCCACCGTGAGTATCAATCTCAATTGGCTTGACTATGTTGTATAGTTCTGACTGATAACTGGCGATTATTGACCTTAGCTTAGCGGTTATTATGTGCCTTTCAATTGTGCATCCATTAGCGATTAGTTCGTCTGCCGTAGATTCGATTAGTTTGTATGCTTTCATAGTCCCCTAATGTGTTCAAAGTGTTCAATAAGTTGTGCGTTAAGTTCTTTTTGCCTAACAACCCAAATAGCTTCTATTTCGCTTTCTAAGTGATTTAGACCACAAGTTCGGGCATGTGCTATTGCCTGCTCAATATCTATTCTATCGGTTGCATTATTAGCTTTTTCAACTATAAAATATTCTAAACAGTTTTTAAGATTTTCGATTGTTTGCATTGTCTTTCTATGTTATAAAGTTGAACTTCGTATTTGTAATTGTTTGCCGTTGCTTCATCCCATTTCTGCCTATATTGGTTAAGTAGTTCAAAGTCTTTTTCGGTTGACTTAGGTGAATTGCACTTTTTAATCTGCTCGCCATACTTTGTGCGATAGTGTTTGGTTGTTTCGATAGCAGTCAGTAGCTGCTTTCTTAATTCTTTGCGTGTCATTAGTTGTTATTCATATTTTGTAATAACTCCCGATAGCTTACTTTACCATTTTCGCCTCTCATATGCTTACAGGCTCTGAATAGCTGGTTGCGGGTCATTCCGTTGCGTTTGATAAATTCCTCTTTTTCCTTTTTGGCTTCTCTCACAACTAAGGCGATAAGAACGCTTAATGTTAATAGCCACATCATAAATTCTCCTTTCTTAATAGCATCTCAATAGCCTCATTATGTAAGTCAGCGATTGAAACGATTGGTTCTGAATCTGCTTTGATTTTGTTTCGCCTAATTTGTAGGGCTTGCAGCCTATTTGGTAGGTCTACATTGAGTAGCGTTGTTGCTACTTTTCTTTTTGGTTTAGTTACGTTTGCCATATTGTTAAAATGTTTGTAGTCAGGACAGGATTCGAACCTGTATGCTCTACTAAGCATTTTACCCTCATTTGGGGCGTCTACCATTCCGCCACCTGACTATGTCCCAAACTTCACTTAATGCGTCCATTAAGGAGAGGTTTGGTAATCCACCATAACTTATGCCTTGGGCTATTCGTTTACGTGGAGATAAGACCACTGAAGTGTGCTGTTCTTACGGGAAGCATCGTGGTACTTTTTTTGCTCGTCTTTCCGAGCTGTCGGTATTTTTTACGCCTCCTAGAGTTATTTCTTAACCCTGTTCGACCCGTTGCGTTTGGGTACGGACAACCATCTCATGCAATACATCCGTCATTCTTACTATTGCATCTGGTACGGTAGTCAGGACAGGATTCGAACCTGTAAGTTTCCAATCGCAACGATACCATATCCTATCTTGGAGTCGAACCAACTTTAAGCCACCTGACTATTTTGCTCGTCTATTCCGAGCCGTCAACAAGCCTTGAAACTTACCTACGCACTGTGAGGTATCTTGTGTGTTCGTTCGCATTGCCTTAGCAGTGTCTAGTATGCGTTCGGTTG